CGGGCGCGCCCTACTTTCCGCCGTTACGGAGCGGCGGCGCCGCGGCCTCGCCCATCGCGCTCGCGCCCGTGGGCGCGGGCCATGCCGTCGCGGTGAGATATTTCACGGCGTTCGCGTTGGCCTTCGCCCAGTTGACGAACCGTTCCGCGCGCAGGCCGACGCTGTTGGTCTGCCACAGCGAGACGTACACGGTCGTGGCGTCGGCCGGGGACGCGGGCGCGCTGTCCATCTGCAATGACGCTTCCTGCGAGGCGTCGATCTCGATGCCGCCATCCGCGTAGAGCACTAGCGACGGCTGGAGCGCGATGACGTTGCCGCCTGCGGCCTGGCTGGTGATGAACGTCAAGCCTTTGTAGTTCCCGCCCGCGACCGTCACGCCGGGATACTGCGGCGAGCCGTCGAGATTGCTGCGGAACGACAGCGACAGCGCGTTCGCCGCGGACATGATGAACGTGACGCCGTCGACCGCGATGTTGTTCGTCGCGAAGTGGGAGATCAGGCCCATGATGTCGGCCATGGGGTTGGTGGTCGCCGCCGCGGTCGGCGCCCCGTTCGTGATCGACGCCGGGTTCACACCAGCCACGGCGGCGACGGCGGGATCGATGAACTGCGCATCGAGGAACTGCGCAATGCCCGCGACCATGTCCTGGCGGACGAGCGCCTCGGCTGAGGGATTCGAGAGCATGATCAGTTCCTTCGTCAGGACGATGATGCCCGCGGCTTTCGAGACGCCGAGCGAGGTCGAGGTAAATGCCAGCTTGGTGACCGGCTTCGGCTTGGCCTCCCCCACCCATCCGTACGTCCCGCCCGCACTCTGCGCCGGAACTTTGGTATTGAACGGGACTTCACGCAGGCCGGGCACCTTGCCGAGAATGGTCGCGGGCCGCAACAGGGCGATGAAGTCGTTCGCGATGTTCTGATTCACCAACGGTTGCGCCCAGGTCGCATCGGTGACGGTGCCCGGTGCGATGGCGGCCTTGAGATACAGCGCGACTTCCGGCGTGTCCTTCCACCGATCCTGCGCGTAGGTGATCGCATTGACGCCAGTCGGCAGCATGCCGCTGCGATCCATCAGGCGCGCACACGCGGCGCGCACGAACTGCGTCCCGATCGGCACGTTCGCGCGCACCGAGACGGTCGCGTACGGCGATGTCGTGGTCGGCGTCACGACGGTCGGTACCGGCGTCGCCGTCGAGATTTGCAGCTTCTCGTGATCGCGCCAGCGTTGGAGGTCGGCGTCGATGCTCTTGACCTGCACGGTCAGGCCGTCGTGTTCCGTCGCCTGCTCCGTTTCGAGGGTCTGCCCCTCACCGGCGGCGGCTTCCATGATGCCGGTCATCCGGGCGGCGAGGGCGGCGCGCTTGTTCTCGAGATTCTGAATGTGTTCGGCAGTCGTCGGTTTCATCGGCTTTGCTCCTGAATGGCCGACGACGTCGGCCGACTTGATGCGCAGAATGGTCGCGTCGCGATTCGCGGGAACCGTCACCAAGGACAGTTCGCAGATTTCGCTTTTGACGATTTTGAGGATGCCGCCCTTGAGGTATTCCAGGCCGTCGGCGAGCGGATGAAAGCCAATCGACACGGCTTTCAGCAGGCCGCTGCGAATGTGCTGCTTCGCTTTGGTGAGGTACGGCTCGTCGACATCGGCGAGTGTCGCCTCGAAGTGGATCGCGTTGCCGACCTTGGTGAGGATGGCCGAGCCAATCGGCCGCTCCTGGTCGTGATGCAACAGCAGCGGCACCGGGTTGGTGAACACGGCGCCGTCGACGTCGTAGATGCTGTTTTGCCGGTCGAGGGTGGGCGTCGCCGCGATGCCGCTCAACGTGCGGCACGTCGCATCCGCCTTGATGTCGAGGGTCGCGGTCGCGTGCAGGACGTCGGCCATGTGGCCGTTAACCGTACGGGGGAATGGCCGAGATGTCGATTTTTTAATTAAATATTCGGGTCAGTCGCGCCGGGCGAGCAACCGGCGCAGCCAGTCCGAGAGCGTGACGCGCTGCGTCTGCGCCTCAATGCGCAGCTCCTCCAGCCGTTTCGCCGAGAGCGATAACTGGACTTGCACGGCCGGTTCTTCGCCGTCGACGTACGGGCGGCCGACGCGACGCTTCGGAGTCTCCATGCCCCGCCTCCTGGCAACCGAACGTTCGGAGCCTCCGAACGTCACACGACCGTTACGGAATACTCCGGCACCGCGACGCCCGCGTTGGCGTCGAGCCGCGCGATCGCCATCACCAGCGCGGCCGCCCCGTCAATGCGTTCGGTGGAGACTTTTTTCGAGAGGCGCAGGTTGCCGGTCGCGTCCGTCTCGACGGCGATATTCGAGATGTTCCAGCGCAGCACCGGATGGCCGTCGTGGCGCAACCGTTTCGACAAGATCATCTGCTCCAGCGACTTGGTCGGCGCCGACAGCGCCGCGAATCCCTGCCGCATCGCCACGCAGGGAATCCCGTCCTGCTCCATCAGCCGCGTGACCAGGTCGGTCGCATTCCACGGGTCGAACGCCAGTTCGCGCAAGTCGTAGGTCGCCGCCCACTCGCGCAGCGTCACGCGAATCCGTTCATAGTCGATGACGTTCCCCGGCGTCGCGATCAGCGACTCGTCGCGCAACCATTGGTCGTACGGCACCCGGTCGCGCCGGACCCGTTCGACGAGGTTGTCCTGCGGAATGAAGAATTGCGGCCGCACGTCGAACCCGCCGTGCTCGTCGGGAAACACCGCGACCAGCGCCGACAAGTCTTTCGTCGAGCTGAGATCCATCCCGACATAGCAGCGGCGGCCGCGCAACGTCTCGAGCGCACACGGCTTCAGGCACGCATCCCAGTCCGCCAGCGCGATCCAGCGCGAGGCTTGCTCCGTCCACTGGTTCAAATACATACGCCGAAAGTTATTCTCTTGCGCCGGGATCTCTTTCGCGCGCTGACACGCGATCCGCATCTCTTCGATCGAGCGAAAATCCCCTAACGCGGGATTCGCTTTCTTCCAGACCGCTTCGCTCGTCCAGTCCGCGCCCTCCGGCGCCTCGAAAATCAGCGGGAGGAACGTCGGGTCCATTGACGGGTTCTCGCGCACCTTCAACGCATGCGAGTACAGCTCCCACAGAATGGAGTGCCGGTCGTAGCCCGCGGTCGTGATGATGATCATCAGCGGTTGCCGCCGCGCGCCCATCGACGTCGCCAGCACATCGAACAACTCGCGACTCTGCGCCGCGTGCAGCTCGTCATACACCACGACCGACGCGTTAAACCCAAATTTGGAATACGCCTCGGCCGAGATGGCGCGGTAGAAACTCCCGCTCGGCCGATGCACGATCCGCTTGTACGAATCGACGATGTAACAGTCCCCGTCGAGCTGCGGGTCGTTCCGAATCATCTGCGCCGACACCCCGAACACTAACGACGCCTGGTCCCGATCCGCCGCCGCCGCGTACACCTCGGCGCCCGTCTCGCCATCCGCCACCAGCCCGTACAACGCAATCGCCGCCGCCAGCTCCGTTTTCCCGTTCTTCCGCGGCAACATCAGCAACACCGTGCGGTACTGCCGCAACCCATCCTTCCGCTTTTTGAAAATCTGTTTGACGATCCGCGTCTGCCACGGGCGCAACTGGAACGTCTCCCCCGCCGCCGCGCCTTTCGTGTGCGTCAGCCGGTTGATGAACCGCAGCGCATCTTCCGGCGGCGCCGCTTTTCCGGTCGCCCCCTGGAGCCGGGTGGGGGCCTTCCGGTTCCAGCCCCCGCGCCCGTCCAGTTTCTTCGGGATGAATGGTCCTTGTGGCATGGGTCAGCTAGGCATCAGCCGCACGTCACTGCCTAAGCCAGTTTCGGGCGAGTTGGCGCGAACCTTGATCCGCCCCCCCATCGTCCGCGTTGCGATTCGCGTTGTGTTTTCGCATCGTGACAAGTTTTGCAGAGCGCTTGTGTGTTGGCGTCGTCGTCGCGTCCGCCTTCGGCGAGTGGGACGATGTGATCGCGAATGGTCGAGGCGCGAACGAGGCCGTGCGATTCACACACGACACACAAGGGTTGACGTTGGCGTAAGCGGGCGCGGAGTTGTTGCAGTTTCCATCCACGGATGCGGGGCGGATGGGCACCCTGCCAGGCGGGGCGTGGGGTCCGGTGCCCAGCGCAGCCGACGCGGCCACAGTGGCAGGCCCGAGGCGGGTAGTTCGGCATCAGGGTTCCACACAGAACACGGGAATCAGGCATTCGTGGCAGAGGCGGCCTTGTCCGTTGGCGTCGTCGAGGATCTCGAGCGCGTCGGCGTGCGGGTAGCGACCGGCTTCGTCAAGATGGCGGGTATAGCCACGGCGATCCGCCCGCCACCAGGCGCCGTGCTCGATGGACCAGATCAGATACACCGTGTCGGGCATCATCGGCTGTTCTCGGCGCCGATCAGCGCGAGGGCTTCGGCGATGCTGTAGACGGTGACGACGGGCCAGCCGAGCAGCGCCGCCTTGCGTTGCGCCGCGGTGAGCTTGCCGCCCTTGGGTTGTTTCACTTCCAGCAACAGCACCTTGCCGCGGTAGGCGATCAGCAGGTCGGGCATACCGGGCAGGCTGAGCGGTTGCACCAGGGCGCCGCACTTGCGCAAGCACTGGACGATGGGCGCTTCGTTGCCGTCGCGCTTCGCTGAATAGCGTTTCAGCGTCATGGCGTCTCGAACATGCTGGTTTGCGCAAACGTGCCCTTACTCATCCGTTCGACGCACAACCCATGCGCCCAGCGGTTCTCCCGTTCGGCGAGGGAGACGCCGTGGCCGCCGCCGCCTGCGCGGTTCATCACCCAGCCGCGCGTGTATTGGTAATGGCCGTTGTCCCGCACGTCGAGTTCGCCGTGACAGAAGGCGCACGTCGCCCGATGACGGGCGGGGATCGGTTGGGGCATCAGGATCGCCATGCGGACCTCACGAGTGCGCTTTCGTTCGTCGACCTTCTTCGAGAATCAGGGAGGTACATTCGGTCCAGGTCGCACAGCGGGGCGTATGCGGACAGATGCGATTCCGACTCTTCTTCTTTCTTGATAGAGACGGAGACGGAGACGGAGAACCGCCCTTATTACCGGCCTTGTTACCAACTCCGTTACCGTGACCGTTACCGAGTCGTAAGCGATATTGCCGTTGTTTTTCGGCCCGACGGGCCGATTCATGGAGGACGGAATCGAGCGTGGAATTGTGCCAACATCCATCACTGTTTTTGATGAATTTCTGCATCACTTTCCGCTTCGATTTTGCCCACGCTTTGCGATCACCCGAGGCTTTTTCTAGCATTTTCGGGTCATCCGGTAATGCGCCGCCACGGAGCGCCGCCTCGTCCAACAGATTGCGATAGATGCCCTGTTCCGCCGCCGTCATATCCATAAACGCAGTGGATTTCCGCCAGCGGTCGATCCACCACCACAACGCCGTCATCCCCATTGGTCACCTGAGGCAATCGCGCCAGCGGCGATTGCAATAGCGGCAACGGTGCCCGGCCGGGTCGGCCACCGAGAAACTGTGAAAGCGATCCGGCCCCATCGCGCAGACGTCGAACGTCGGATCGGGCGGGTCGTTCGGCCGCTCGTGCGCCTGGCGGTCGCGTTCCATTTCCGCCAGCTCGGTGTCGTTCACGCGCCCGCCGAGGGGCGGTGCATAGTCGTCGTCCTCCATTTGCAGCCTCCTCAAAACGGCAGGTCTTTATCGGGCGGTGCGGGTTCTGGCGGGTCCCCTTCGGCGCCGGTCATCAGCGCCATCAGGTCAGTCCCGTAGCGCCCCGTCCGCGTCTTGATGCGGACCGGCGTGTTGGCGTCTTTGTAGTTTTCAGCTAACGATGCCAGCCACGAGTTGATCGTCGTCACCTCCTCGCCGTTGCTGAAGGTGATGAAGTACTTCGTCACGCTGGGGTTCTTCGTCGGCCCGGTGTTGATGTGCATCACGCGCACGAAGCCGGGCGGCAGGTCGGCATGCAGCACCATCGCCTCCTCGACCGCGGCGACGTGCTCCGGCGTCGGGTCCGGCGGCGGCGGATACTTCGCCGGGTCGATTTTCTTCAGTGCCGGACCTACCCTGTCATGGGGTTGTGGTAGCGGGATCGACTCGACTTCGGTTTCATCGAGCATCCCAAGCCCGCAGATCGCGAGCGTGACGCGTCGTTTCGCTTTCGTTTCGCTTTTCATCATCGCATTGGCGCGCGCCTCACCCTTGAGGCCGCCGAGCGGCACGGCGCCGATGTTCTCGTCGCTGCGGCCATCGGGGAGCGTCGCTCGCGCGGTGACGATGTAGCAGTCCTCGTTCACTTCACGAGCGACGATGGTGATCGACACCCGGTGCAGTTTTCGGAGTTGCTCGGTCGCTTCCCGGCGGGCGTAGAGGATCTCTTTCCCGTTCAGCACGAGGTACTGAAACGGCTGCGTCAGTGGATTGAGGCCGACCGATTCGCAGACGGACTTGTAATAGCTGATCTTCTGCGACGGCGTCAGTTGCTTCAGGTCGCCGTGCAACAGCACGCGGGCGACGGTATCGGCATCAACGATGGGTGCGAGGTCGGTCGCCATCTCAGCCCTCCCCTACTGCGGTTCAGAGTCGTCGTAGACGCTGATGTCCCATCCGGCCGTACGGAAGGCGCAACGGGCGCACGCCAAAAAAATCCGGCCATGCTCCAAGTGCAGCACCCAGGTGTGACCACGCAGCCAGCAGCGCCACGGCACAGCTACCGCCAGAGGCAGATAAAACGTCTGCCCGTAGACAGATTTCGCGGAATTGTGTATAGAAAAGGGGACGGTGTTACGACTGCATACGACTCTGTATGCCTGATACTGTGTCTTATGTTAACCTGCGGTATCACTCGGTAAACGTTGGTGAATTCCATCGTTTTACCCGAGTTTTCCACAATGCAGATTAGTTATGTTAACTTCGGTATCTTCCTCTGTAGCCGTTGGCTCTTGCAACCCGGCGGCCACCAGCTCGGCCGCGCGCGACGGGGGCTCGACCAGCCACGTGCGGATGCTGATCCCCGTCGCATCCTCGATGCGGATCGCGGTGTCGAGGCTGGGCCGCGCTTCGGCATTCAGATACTGATTCAGCTTCACGCGGCTGATGCCGATCTGCGCCGCCGCTTCCGCCTGCGTCAGCCGCCCGCGGACAATCCAGCGGGCCAACAGCCGCCGCGCCGAGGGCTGCGGTCCCTTCGGCTTGATCCGTTCGTCTCTCATGCCGCCACCCCTCGCTTCCGTCGCGCTTTGGCGCCGGGCGCCGGGCCGAAGCGAATCATTGAGACATCGACGTCGAGCGCCTTGGCGAGCGCGAGGACCGTCGAGTAGGCCGGGTTGCGGGCGGTGCCGTTTTCGAGCTTGGAGATCTGGTTCTGCGAAATCCCGCTTTTCGCTTCCAAGTCTTCCTGCGTCAGCCGCCGTCGGACTCTCAGCGTGCGAAGATGAAAACCACGCATCCGCCGAAAGTGCACCTGTGAAAGTACCGAGTCAAGTACGCGCGAATCTCCTAATGATTTGAGGGGATAGACACTCCATTTGCGGCGATATCCCGAAGGGGATAAAGCAAACACAAGTAACTCACACGCACCGAAAGACTTACGTGAAATTGCCAGCAATCGCGCCGATTTGCACGGTTGCCACTGTTGAGAGTAAGATATGGATTGGATGGTATCCGCACAAAGGACAGGGCACCGTGACAGACTTTCGGCAGGTGTCCTCCAAGACGAAACCCTTCACGGTGACCATGCGTGGCTGGAAATGCCTGCGCTGCGGGTACGTCTGGATGCCACGCAAGAAAACTGGAAAGCCGCGCACCTGTGCGGCCTGTAAGAGCCCGTACTGGGATCGCCCGCGTAGGACAGCAGAAAAAGAGAAGGCCTGATGACCGTCGCCCACTTCGCTGAAGCGCGCCTGATGTTGTCGCCGGAGGCCACACCGTCGCCGTCCGAGCAGAAAGCCGCGCTCATCAGCGAAGCGTTGCAGACGTTGCGCGCCGCGCATGCGCTCGACGAGCGCGATGATGATCTCGACGCCGCCAGCTTCCTCGCGTGGTATGACGCGACGATCCCCGACGTGCGCGACATCAAGATTCTTGCGGGCGCGATGGAGATCGAACTGGCACGCCGACGCGGTGAACGCATCGCCGAAGAAGGCGAACAACGAGGGCGTCCAGAAAAAGGCACACAGCGTGTGCCTATTTCCTCAAACCCGGCTCGCGTTCAACGACAACGCGACCGCGTGATCGCCGCCCATCCGAAAGCCGTGGATGCCTACGTCCAGCGCGAAGCGAAGGCGGGACGCGTGCCCAGCAAACGCGGGGCGATTCGGATCGCCCAGGCGGCTCGCATCGGCACCGTCAAGCCGAAGGCGGCCACACCCACCGCCCTGCCCTACGCCGACGCCGTCCGCGTCGAAGTTCGCAAGCGCATCGACCTCGTGCGCGATCAGTCCTGCACGATGGGCGAACTGGCGAAGAAATGGGGCGAGAAGAAAGCGCTTCATCCCACGTTGGTGCGGCGGTATCTGCGTGAGTGCGCGCTGTGGGGTCACGTGACGGAAACGGCGGGGCGCTACACGATCACGCCCACGCAGGAGACGCTGACGCTGGAGGTGTTCAAACGGCAGATTCACGCCGAGATTGTGCGGCGGAGAAAGGAGGCGCGAGACGGGTATCACGCGTGGCGTCCGGACAATGTCCATACGCTCAACCAGTCAGCCTTGCTGGACTGGCTCGAAGATGAATTGTGCCTGAGGCCCGCCAAGGGCGCGAAGGCGTAATCCTGCTGTAGTGCAGGAGAAGGAACGTGTTGTATGTATCGCAAAGTGACAGTCGAAAGTGTGCCGCTCACGCCGGAACTCGCCGCGCAATTTGCGAGGATGGTCCCGCTCCCCGGTGAACGGTGTCTCCGTCCCACCCGCCGCGCCTATCTCGCCGCGCAGTTGCTGCGCCGGAAATTCAGCGGCCCGGATTGGGCCGACGGGACGTGCAAGACCGACGGCATCACCTACCGGCTCGATGGTCAGCACTCCAGCGACCTGTTGGCGAATCTGCCCACCGGCGCCGAGTTCCCCGCCGACCTGTTGGCGACCATCACCCACTACGAGTTCGACTCGATGGAGGATGCCGCCGACGTCTTCAACCTGTTCAACAATCCGCGGTCGGTGCGCAACAACGCCGACATGATGGGCGTCTATGCGGCGCGGGTGCCGGGTCTGGAAACGTTCTCGCGCGAATTCCTCGTGGATGTCAGCAACGGCCTGTACGAGTTCGAGGCGCAGCGGAAGCGCCGGGGTGCCAAAGATGCCGTGCTGTTGGGACCGCGTGACCGCGGACTGTATTTCCTCTACCCCAACCGCCCGGAGTTCGTGACCATGCTTGAGTGGCTGGCCGCGTTCCGCGAACTGAAGAACGCGATGTTCTTACACCGGCCCGTCATCGTCTCGGAGATGCTGGCGCATCGCATGGCCGCGCCGACCGTGGCGGATGTCTTTTGGCCGCTCGTCTACACTGAGACGCACGCAGACCCGGATCACGAAACCCGCGTGCTCGCGGAAGCCTTCCGGGAACTCCTGGCCGTCGCGTCACGGCCGAAGCTGGATCAGAGCGTCTTCCGTCGGAAGACACAGCGAGCTTGGCGGCAGTTCCGCGCTGGGCAAAGCCTGCTCGTCCCGGCCTAAACCCCATCGTTTGCAGACCCGGCCGCTCTCCCGGTCGGGTCTGCCATTTTCAATGAAGAACAATGAACCGCCTCTACACCAGCCCAGAGGTCCGCGCCCTGCTGAAGATGCCCGCGCGAACGTTCGCGCGGGCGCTCGTGAATGGGTCGCTGCCCTTTCTCGAGGAACTGCACCCGCGGACCAAGCCTCGCCGCTACAAGGCTGAGCCGATTGACCGCTACCTCGCCGGGCAATGGGGCCAGCCCCGGCTGGTGTTCGGAAGGAAAACCCGATGAAGCACGAACCCTTCGCCCAGAGCTGGACCGGCATCGCGATGCAAGTGTTTATCGTGGCCGTGCTGTTCTACCTGACGGCCTATCTGTGGACCCGCTAAGCCTGGTCGCCGTCGCCGCCGCGCTGGCTGGACTGGTGCTGACCGTCTTGAACATCCGCGAGAAGCTCTGGCCCAAGGTGCCCGCGGTGCATCCGCTGGACGACCGCTTACGCGACATTGCCAGCGCCATTCGCGAGAAAGCGAACCCCGAATAATGACAGAGCAACAGCGCATCGCGCTAGGGTTTCGTCCGCGAACGGTCGGCGGTTGGGTCTTCTGGCTCTGCTACTGGTCACCGCCTGCGTTCTGGATCGCCAGACTGAAAGGACACCTGTATGGACCCGCTCGAAGAAATGCAGACGATGATCAGTGATGCACGCGGCAGCTTTCACGCCGAGGTCGCAGAGATCCTCCACGACGCACAGAAGCTCGCCAACAGCCTCGCCACCGCCATCGGCGAGGTCAGCCCCGCCATCGCACTTGACGCATGGAAACGCGAGATGAGGAAGCGCCTGTCCTACGAAGATCCGAGGCGAAAGTAGGGGTGGTAACTTCGACCCCAAATTACCATCAAGCACTTTTCCTAAGTAATTCACTTTGAAGCCCTCGCCTCCTAAGCGGGGCGCCTAGTCCTCTTTAGGCACGGTGACGTTGCCCTCACAGCTCCCCGACGCGACGTAGTAGTCCCACGCCGTCATGCCGCCCGGCGTGCCGTCGCCGAAGATCCCGTACTTCGATTCCGGCCAGGTGTTGTCGACGACGTTGAAGTCTTCGCACTTGGGCTCGGGGCCGTGAAAGTAAATCGTCGAGGTATGGGCCCCGCCGCTGAACGTGTTCCCGCCGATGGTCATCGTCTTTGGCCCGCGCCCGATCAGCATCAGCTTCGGACTGCCCGTGTAGGTCGTATGGTTCACGTCCTCGAACAGGTTGTCCACGATCTCGACGTTCGTCAGCCGCCCGCTCGGGTGGTTGTTGTCCTCGGCCAGGATGTTGATCGCGGCCGCGCCGTGCGCAAAGTGGTTGCGCCGGATGATCACGTTCTCGATGGTGCTGTACGGCGCATCGCCTTCCTGATTGCGCACGGTCAACGTCAGTAAGTAGCCGTCCTGCCCGTGCCCGCCCCAGCAATAGCTAATTTCGTTGTCTTCGATGAGGACGTGCTTGGCGTTTTTCAGCTCCAACCGGCTTTTCACGTTCACGGCTTGCTGCTGCCATGCCGGGTTCGCGGTGATCGTGTTGCCGCGGATGGTGACGTCGGCCGGGACGTTCGCCTCGCTTGATGGGTCGCTGCCGCCGAGCATGATCGTCTCGCTCCCGGCCTCCAGATAGTTATCCTCGATCATCAGCGGGCCGGGCGTATCCCACGCGCACACGGCTTGCGTGTCGTTCCCCGGGTACGGGCCGAAACAATCGGCGATATAGCACTGCCGGATCGTGAGGTTGGCGGCATTGGCGCCGACGCCGCGCTTCGCGCCTTCGCTGGGGTCGCCGAGGATGCGGCACCGGTCGAGAACCACGTTGGCGCCGCTGACGATGACGATGTCGGTCGTATGGTTCGTGTGGCTGACCTCGAGGCCGATCAGCGTGACGTCGTTGGCCGTAACCTTGAGGCCGCCCGTGAACAGCGGTAGCGTGGGCTCGCGCGTCATCCGGCCGTCCGGGACCGTCTCGGCCGTCAGCGTGAGCGGCTTGCTGATCGTCAGGGCTTTCGAGTAGACCAGCTCATTCGCCAGCACGAGGTTATCGCCCGGCAACGCCTCGGCGATGGCGGCGTCGAGGTCGGCTTCGCTGTCGATGAAGATCATCCCCGGCGGGTCGGGCGGTTCTGGTTCGGTGTCGGTCAGCGTCTCCTTCAGCGCGGCGAGTGTCTCGTCGACGGCGGCGAGCTGCGCTTCCATCTGCGCGACAAGGTCAAGCTGTTCCTGGCTCATGGGGTTTCGTCGCCTCTCCGCTTCGCTACTTTCAGCAGCGCCGCCTTCTTCGCCGACTCTTCTAGGCTGTGTTCCAGGTGCTTGATGTAGTCGAGCACACCCGCCACTTCTGCGCGGATGGTCGCCGTATTCGCGTCGCCGCGCTGGAGGATGGTCGTCGTGTCGGCCGCCTGCTGCGCCTGGATGTCATCGAGCCGCGAGAGGATCTCGTCGTCCTTGCTGGGCGCGGGCGGCGTGGGTTCGGGCGGCGGCGTCGTGGCCTTCAGCTTCAGCGGGCCGGGATGCTCGAGCATCGCCGCGGTCGGCGCGACCCAGCCGGTCGTCGGCGGTACCGCGGGCGTCGGGTACGGCGTATACGCCAGCTTGATCAGGCGGCGGCCGTCCGGCTGGAGCTCGTCGGTCAAGTAGTCCGCGCCGAACCCATCGGACTTGTCTTGCAGCGCATCGACGGCGACGCCGTAGAATTGCGTCTGCCCGGGGTTCTTCGCGATGTAGCCGACCGACGCATCCAGCGTCGTGTGGATGGTATAACCGGCACGCACGCACACTTGCCCCTTGCCCGCGTCGCCTTGATCCCCGGGCACGTAGTTGGACTCATACAGCGCGAGCGTGTCGGCGAACACCTGGCTGTAGTTCGTCATACCAGCAGACTCAGCACGACGAAGGCGGCGCCGAGCCATTCGACGCGGACGCCGAGCGGCAGCGGCAGCGACGCCAGCAGGAAGCACACGGCCGCAATCACCAGCAGAATCGTTTTCGGTGTCATTCGGTGCCCTCCGCGATGGTCGCCACATTGCCGAACCGATCTTCGAATTCCGCCAACGGATAGACCGCGTCGATTTGGTCCGGCACGTAATGGCTCCAGACAATGACATCCGTATCGGCCAGCACGTACGGCCCGCGGTTGACGACGTGCGCGTGTGGCACGCCCTCGGGGAGCATGTCGTGGACGTCGGTGCAGACGCCAGCAATCGGGGGCTGCGTGGCGACGAAGTATTGTTCGGCAAAGACCTTGAGCGGCTTGGCGACGTATTGCCGGGGCGCCATCAGATCACCTCGAACGTGAGTTGGCCGAAGAAATAGCTGCCATTCGTCGACGTTGCCCACGTGGAGCTATCGGCGCGCTGGATCGCAATCAGCGCGGTTTCTGATCGTGCATACGCATTCATAACCACGCCGCCCTGCGCCGCGACGATCGGGTTGAACATCGCCCGAGCCGCGGCATACCCGCCATAGGCGGCGCTCAGTATCGATAGTTGTGCGGTGATCGTGCTCAGCGACGTCGCCACGAGATACCACGCGACCGTCACTTGACAGCCCGTCACGCGATAATGGAGCGTCAGCACATCCCCAGCCTCGACTTGCCAGTAGGCGCCGCCGGGCGCCGTGAAGTTGGCCGCATTGAACGCCGACATAATCCACGAGCCTTGCTCATGCGCGGTCATGCGCCAAATCCCAAACAGCACGCCATCCCAAACGTAGCTGGCCGAGCCGCCCTGCATCAACGAGGTTGGCGCCGAATGCGTCCAATTCAGGAGCTGTACCGGAGCGCCGCCGACATCCTGCGTGAGATCGACCTTAAACGTACTGGCGTTGTAGATCGTCACCCGTTGGCCGTTCTTACTGGTCGACGCGATCCCTTGGATGGTCACCGGGCCGCTGGGATTTAAGACCACGAGCAGGTCGCCGCTCCCCGTCGCGGTCGGGAGGATCGGAATCGTGCCCGTGGTCGTGACCAGCAGCACGGCGGGCCGATCCATGTACGCCGCATCCGCCGGGTCGAGGATCACGCCCTGGATCTGCGCCTTATTCCAGACCGTGCCGATGGTGTTCGACCCATCGTCATCGACCAGCGCATTGAACGGGCCGCGATTGATCGGCATTAGCCTGCGCTCCCATCAAGCGGCCGCGTCAGCCGCCGCAGAATGTCGTCGAGGCTGTAGCGCAGATTCGACGCGGTGACGCTGTAACGCGGCGCCAGTCCGGGCGCGACGTCGATCTCTGAGATCGTCACGTCCTGAATCATCAGCCACTCGTCGATCACCGGATCGGTCACGGCAATCGTGACGAACTTGCCGCTCCGGGTTCGGGGGTCGCGCGTGTCGTAGGTGACCGTCACCGCGGGCCACGCATGCAACAGCAGATCGGCTTCGCAGAGCACGAACAGCCGCTGATCGTCGGCCTGGCTGTCACTGATGACGTATTCATAAATGCCGTCGCTGACCAGACCCGCCGTCGTCTGCCGGGCGGCCAGCGCAGCAATCGCTTCCCAGTCCTCGCGGACGAGGTAGACGCGCAGCGGCGTCCCGGCGAGCACGGCCGCCTGCAAGCCGCCCAACCCCGCCAAGACGCCGAGCAGCGCTGGCGACGGCACGAGCAGCGCGCCGAACGGCAACGTGACCGTGATCGATCCCTGGCCGGTCGCCGGGATGCCGGTGATCAGGTTGCCACTCAGGCCGGTATAGCGGATCCACTGGTCCCCCGCCGCATGCAGCCAGCCGCCGCCCGGCGCGAACGCCACGACGCCCGACGTCGGGATCGACGTCGACCCCGCGTTGACCTGGCCGATCGTCGTGTTGAGCCCTGACGTGTCGGCCCCGACCGGCGGCACGCCCAATGCGGCATCGGGCGTCGTGTCGTTGGCCCCCGTCACCGTCGTGTTATTGCTGATCGTTTGCTGCCGTTTCAGCGCCGAGCCATTGACCGCCGTCCGATAGACATAGCGCACGGTCGTCCCGGCCGGGCCGAGCGGCACGTTCGCAATCGCCGCGGCATTGGCGACGGGCGTCGTGTTGCTCCCCGGCTGCGTGCCGGTCGTGGCGTAACTCGCATTGCGGTAACTGACGGTCGGCTGGCCGGGTTTGTTGTCAACAATGGACAGGGAGTGGAAGACACTCCCGCCCGCAACCGTCCACTGCCAAATCCAGATCGTCCGCACGCGCCCATCGGTCGAGCACGGCACGGTTACGATCACATTCGCCGACGCCGAGGGATTCAGCGGATCGTTATTGCTGACGGTCGTGATGTTTACGGTATTCGGACAGAGCAGCGTCGTCTCGGAATTGTCGACGTAGCTGGTCTTGGTACTGTAGGAATACGTATAGCTTTGGAGTTGCCCGATCGGCTGATTGCCGCTGATGTACGGCGCGAGCGGACTCCCGGTCGCTTCATTGCGCAGCGTCAACGGCGCGGTCGGATTGGGCACGCCGCCCGGCGATAGCGTCAGCGTCGTGAGCGGACTGGGCACCGTTTCGCCCGTGCCGGTGCCCCAACTGTACGCGTACTTATAGCTGCCCAACGCCAACCCGGCGCCGACAATCGCGAAGATCGTCGGCGCGGTCGTCGGGGCGATCCCCGGCCCGACCACGGCGCCGCCGCGGGGCGGAATGAACGTCCCGGTATACGGGAGCGGGTCGGTCGGCGGCAAGTCGGGCCGCTGCGCGATCAGCGCGGTGCCGCCGCCCGGGGCAAAGTACGCCGCATCTTCGACACGCTCGAGCGGCAGGATCGTTTCCCCGGCCGCGATATCGGTGACGACCGCCGCGCCCCCGCCGAGGCCGAGGATGCGTGTCCGGATCTGGCTGTCGTCGCTGGTGCGGGTGATCGGCGGCTCGTGCAGGAAGGTGCCGGTCGTCACGGGGCCGGGCGGGTCGGTCTGGTCTTCCTGGAAGAAATGCAGATCGTAATCTTCCCAGTAGAAATACGCGCCGACGAGTCGCGCCACTTGTCGGAGCGCATCGTTGAGCGTCGACGTCCCATCGAGCGCCAGCGACACGGGCGGTAACCCGGGTTGAACATGCGTCGCCGTGAACGGCGCGGCCCAGAGCTGGACGAGGTCGGTCACGATGGTGGACGCTGACACGTTCGGCCAGACGCCAAACGGCCGCCGCCGATTCGCGAGCCAGGTGTCGTCGATCGCCGTGTACGGATGGACGTCGTGTTGCGCCTGCCCGGCAAAGGTGACGCGGTCGGTCTGGATCGCGCCGACGAAAATCTGCCGCTGGACGTCGCTGTCGATCGTCACGCGGACCCGGGCGCCACTCTGCGGGACCGGGGTCGGGGCAAACAGCTCGAAGCTGCAGGTATTGGGCACGTCGTTGAGCGCATCGCGAATCGTCATGGAGCCGCGGCGATAGCACACCGGGACGCCGTTGATCCACAGGAAGACGCGCGTCTTGCGCAGCGGCTTGACCGGCGCGGGCAGATAGTTCAGCCGGAAGTTATTCAGGCGGGCGTTGCCGAGGACGGCCGCGGTCGTCGCCATCAGCTCGCCATCTGCCGCCCCTGCAGGACGGCCTTGGTGATCTGGTCACTGACGCGACGCGCAATGTTGGCTTCGGTGTCGACGATGTGGAACACGTTATTGACGGTGACGCCTGCACCATTCGCGGCGACGGTGCCGCTCTGGCCGGGCACGAAGAGTTCCGGGCCTTTCTCGCCGACGAGGTACGGCTGCCCCGCGCTGACCGGGCCACCGGCCGCGCGTTTCTGCAGACCCACGGCACCCACGCCAGCCATCTGGATGAATTGGCCCGCGGCCATCGCCGCCGCCATCTGCGGCGTGATGCCCGCCTGGCCGCCGCTGTACAAGGTGTTGGCGGCCGCGCCTTGCGCGGTGCCGCCGAAGAACGCCGCCAGCGACGGGTCCGACACCAGGTCGTGAAGTTGCTGTTTATAGACGCCGACCTTCTGCGTGGTCTGCTCGATTTCGTCGCCTTTGGCTTTCACGGCGTCGCGGGCTTTCCAAAAGGCTTGGGTCGCCTTGTCGGTCGCTTCGGCTTCCTTGAGCAGGTCGTCGGTCAGCGTCTTATTGAGCAGGGCTTCCCGGTCCGCCGTGGGCAAGCCTTTTTCCTTTTCCTTGTTCAGGGCTTCGATGGCGACGGTGTAGGCCTCGTACGCGCCGGTCATCTGCTGGACGCCCATCGCGTTGAGGCCGTACTGCGCGTTGAGCGACGTTTCGGCGGCGAGTTCCGCCAGGACGGCCGCGGTCATCTTCGCCGCGTCGGCTTCGCGTTCGACGGCGCGTTGCTTTTCCAGTTTGATCGTGTCGCCGGTCGCCTTCAACACGATGTTGTTGATGATGTCGGCGTACTTTTCCGCCTCGGTGTTGCGCCGTTTCATCTCTTCGATCTGCGCCTTGTCGGCTTCGATCAACAGCTTCGCCGCGGCGACACTCGCGCCGGTCAACTTGATGTTCTCGTCGGTCAACTGATTAAAGGCGTCGAGTTCGCGGATCTGCGCTTTCTGCGTGTCGGTCAGCGGCTCCAAGGCCTGGGTCCGCAGATCGTTGAGAATCTTTTTCATGTAGGTCGCGTTGTCGATCTGTTTCTCTTCCTTCGGCAACACGATGTCGATGGCCTCGGCGTGCGCCTTGGTCGCGCCGGTCAGCAGCCCCCAGAGCGCGACCACCGGCGCGCCCTCTTTGACCAGCTTCTCAAAGATCGCCTGCGTGACCATGCCCTTCAGGCGGATCTCGGCTTTGCCGAGCGCGCCTTCCAGATCATTGACGGACTGGATCGCGTCTTTGGAAATCAGCGCATCCTTCGGAACGTTGTTCATGTCGGTGCGCAGATTCTTGAGGGACGGTGACAAGGTGTTCGCGAGCTTGTCGCCGAGCGCCTGCGATTCCAGGGTCGTACGCAACATCGGGTCTTGCACCGTGGCGACGGCTTCGCCCCATTGCAGGAAGGCTTCCGCGGGTCCGGCGGCTTTGAGGTTCTCGACGCTGAGGCCGATCCCGGCAATCTGCTGATCGAGTTTGCCGCTCATCAACGCCTGCGAAAATTCGCTGACGCCCTTGGCCATCTGCTCCGTCGTCGCGCCGACGCCCGCGCCGACATAGCCCAACTTCTGTAAGTCGTCGGTCGAGATGCCGGACGCGGTCGAGAGATCGCCCAGCGCGGCGGCCCCGTCGGCCAGGCCCTTGACGAACCCGATCACGGCCTCAACGCTGAGGCTGACGCCGAACGCGCTGAGCGCGGTCGTCGCCAAGCCGATCGCATCCTCGAAGCTGACCGTCGCCTGATCGGCTTGCTTGGTCGCGTCGGCAATCGCCTGGATGCCGGGCGGAACATCGATCCCGAGCTTCCGCATCTTCTCGGCGGCTTCATTCGATGTGGCGCCCAGCTTGGCGATCTCTTTGTCGGTCAGCTTGGCGACGCCCTCGACGCCGCCGAGCGCCTTCTCCAGCAGCATCGCTTCCTGAATCACCTTGCGGCCGCTGAAGTTGTCGACCATGCTGTTGAGTTTTTTCTCGACGGTCGACGCGCCCTTGCCAAAGTCGACGAGCGCGACTTCGGCCTGGTCAATGGCTTTCAGGAAGCTGGAGAAGTCCGCGGTGAACGTGGCGTTAACGGGCATCGGTCTGGATCATCTGGAACAGTTCGTCGACTTCCTCGGGGGCCAGGCCGCGCAGCTCGTCGAGCGTCCAGCCGCCCATATAGCGACACATCACGAGTTCGTTGCGGAGACGGGTGCGGTCAACTGTTTTTTTTCCTCGGCTAACGCCTCGTCGTGCGCTTCCAGCGCGGCGGCGATTTCACGGGCGGTGTCGGCGTCGAGGTTGTTGATGGCGGCCGGACTCACCGGGACGGGTGTCCCCTCGGCGTCGACCAGCGACCAGGCGAGCAGGTACGCGCCCATCCGCGCCCGGCCGATCAGCGTCAGGTCGAGCACCGGCACGGTCCCGGCGCCGAACTGTTTCCGCATCGCCGCGTACATGTCGGTCTGTTCGCCGTACGACAATTCACGTTTGACGTCGATCCACTCGCCGTCGGTCAGCGGCAGGCGGACGATCTTCGGTTGGACGAAGCGACAGCGACTCATACGGGCACCTGATCGGTGACGGTGACGTGGCCGGTGAGGTGATCGCCGACGATCGCGACGTCGGCGATCGGCCACTCCCACGGCCGCCCCTGTTTCGGAATGCGCACGGTGAGCGGGCGTTGCTGCAGGCGATAGCTATCCGCCGCGACGACGCGCCCGGAGAAGACGTCGCCTTCGAGCGTCCAACGGCCGAGGGTCGCCGCGGTGTAATACACCCAGCGCACCTCGGCCACTAGCCCGCCGTACTTCACAACCGACCCCAGCTCCCGTTCGCGTTGAAGTTCCCCTCGATCGTGATCGCGCCCGCGATGTCGACTTCGATCGAGGCATCGAGCCAGGCCGGGCCGTACCAGTACTTAGTCGGCACGTTCTTCGTTGGGTAGAGGTACAGCTTGCAGCCGTCGACGGAGTCGGCCGCGAGAAAGAGCTTATCGTCGGCCGCATCCCAAAAGCCGGAGAGCGTTCCGGTCAGATCCTTCATCGAGGCGACGTAGGTGCGGTTGGAATCACAAAACGAGGTCGTCTCGATTTTTTCTGTCGCCATATCCAGCGACCACTTGCTCAGGCAAATCACCGTCGCGGTGCCTGAGGCGCTCGTCGACATGTACACGACTCCGTCTTTTCCGGCGTACTTCGGCATGGTCTGACTCCTGAAGAAAGGCTCGACAGTCTGCGAGCACAGTGGCCGCGCGGGCCGTCCAGGTGGACGACGCGACACACGCCGGTAGTTGCGCCGCGACCTGGGCGCGCAGGGTGGGCTCCGCCAGCCAGTACCGGATCACGCGCCCGGCCTCGTCGGGGTTGTCGACGATCGGCACCAGCGGCCCAAAGATTTCGCGGACTTCGGCGCGGGCGTCGCTCAGGTGAAAGACGCCGCACGCCGCCAGCTCGTACGCCCGCGGGTTGAGCGACTCGGCCCCGCCCGCCTGGCGGTAGAGGTTGAGCCCGATCGCCGCGCGCCGGTAGAGCGCCGCGGCGACCGGGTTCGGCACCGTGCCGCCCTTGACGAACGGGCGGAGCGGTGAACGCCTCGCTAAGGCCTCCCAGTGGCCGTACAGGCCGAGATCGATCCCGGTCCAGTCCACCGCCTCCAGCCACGCGACGCGCTCAGGAAACGCCGACCCGACGAACACGACGTCATGCGCGGGCTGATCTATATCGCCGGGCTGCAGGCCGGGCCGATGGTGCCGCGGATGCCAGCCGTGCGGGAGGTACGACCCGTTGGCGAACGCGCCGACCGTCGCCCGTTCATTCGTCCAGCACCGGTCGACGTGTCGCGCCAAAGCGACTTCGTTGGCGAGGTCGTAGGGCGATTCAGTGAAGAGCGCGGCGACCCGCAGCCCGGCCCGCTGGAGCAGGATGACGACGTCGGGATGGAAGAACATCGCCGAGACGACGAGCACGAGATCGACCTGGTGCCGCAGCGCCATCGCCAGCGCGTCGGTCGAGGCGAGGTAACAGATATCCGCCGGGGTCGGGCGGCTGATCGCCGGGTCGGCTTTCGCCGCCTTGCGCCAGGCGGCCTTCAGCCAGCTCGCCGCGCGCTCGATGCGGCCGTCGAGCCGGTAGCGGATCACCTCGACGCCGTGTTCCTCGAGCCCGTCACGAAGGCCCGCCTCGACGTCGGCCGTCGACCACGACGCGCCGGGATGGACGAGCAGGATCTTCACCGCGGCTTCCTCGCGGTCGCGTAGATATCGCCTGCCGACGGGTTCGTCGTGACCCGCACCTGATCGAATCCGGCCAGCCAACAGAGCAGATCGTTCGCCTCGACGTTGCGGTAGTACTCGCCGGGCCGCAGCGGGCCGCCATCGACGGCGGAGTGTGGCGCCCGGCCCGCGCCCGCCGCGGTGACGATCAGCAGGCCGCCCGGCTGGAGCATCGCGCCCGCATTCGAGACGATGACGGGCGCCGTCACGGCGTGCTCCAGCACTTCGCAGCAGACGACGCACGCGGGCGCGACCGGCGGTTGATACTCGGCGGCATCGGCGACGACATCGACGCCCGGTCCCGGCTCGACGTCGACGCTGACATAGGGCGACCAGAACAGCGACCGGATCGAGCCGTTGACGTCGCGGCCGCCGAGTTCGACGACCGGCCCAGGCGGCACCTGTCCGGCGCTGACGATCGACGCGACAAAGCGATACGCGGCGGGATGCATCAGACCGGCTCCGCCAGGACTTCGTAGAGGCCGCCGTGGTGCTGCCACACGACCGCGGCATCGTTCGGATCGGGTTCGCCGTGTTTGACGCGCTCCAGCCGTTGCACGCGCACCAGGTGATAGCCGACCGCGGTCAGGGCGCCGCCCATCACGACACGAATCCGATCCGCGGCGGCGTCGACGGTCGCGGGCGTCGACTCTTTCGCGACCGCCTCGATGCGGTAAATCGGATGCTCGAACGCCGCCCGGTTTTCCTCGTAGGTGTCGACTGCGCTCGCCAGCTCGATCGCGACAAACTTGGTGCGGCCTTGCGGCGCGACACTCCACCAGATACCGTCCGGGAGCAGCGTCTGCAGCGTGGCGTCGGTGAGCGCGGTCACGAGGGCCATGTCCAGGGCACTGGAGTCGCTCATCCCGACACCGTGAAGCCCGCGTTGCGCACGAGCGCGATGAGCTGCGCGGTCATGATCGCGCGTTCGCGGATCGACGCATTGATGAGGCCCGCCCCGCCGTGATCCGGCATCCGGCCGCGGTTGGCGTTCTTGTTGGTACGCCGGTGCGGACGGCTGCCGTATTCCCACATCGCCGCGTGCTTCGCGGCACTGCGGACTTTCGCGGTGACCGTCGTCGACGTGTTCGTGACCCGCACGCTGATGCCTTTGTCGAGCGCCCCGCTCCGGTCGTGATTCGCCGACCGCGCCTGGCGGGCCGTCTCGTGCGCCGCCTGCTGGACAATCGCGCGGGCGTCGCGGTTGAGCGCGGCCGGGAGTTGCGCGAGCGCGTTCCGCAGCTCGTCGGTCCCGTGTAAGAGCACGCGCATGCTCACGCGAGCACCTCCTCGCACGCCAGCACGAGGTACTGGTGCCGCTCGTCGGGGTCGCTGACGCCGCTCACCGTGAAGCGGCGATCGCGGCCGCTGTCGTGAAACACGATCGTCGACTTGACGGTGACGCCAGCGAGATGCCGGATCGTGACGATGTGCGAGGCCGACGCTTGCATCGCGGCGCCGATGGCTTGTTCCATGCGGCCCGCCGTCGCGGGCACGACTTCGCCGGGCACGTCCGCGATCGGCACCGGGGTCGCCGTCCACCCGCCCCGGCCGTCCGGGACTTCGACGCCGGGGCTTTGCAGCGTCAACGCGTGCCGAAGCTGCCCAATCTCGCGCATGTCACGCCACCACCGTCGGATCGCGGTACATCGACAGCAGCGCATAGACGGCCTGCCAGATGGCCGGGTCGGTCTGATCCATCGCGTCGCCGCGATGTTCGTAGTAGTGCGTCATCAGCAGCTTAATCGCCTGCTTGACCGGCCGCGGCGCCGTGACGTCGGTCCACGTCGCGTCGGCGGCCGTCGTCAGGTAGGCGACGATCGCATCCTGCGCGGCGTCGCGCTGCGCCGTCACGTCCGTGTCGTGCAGGGCATCGGTGATGTGCAACTGTAGCTTCGCCTCGACCAGCGTCACCAAGGGCGTCGTAATGACGACGCGCGAAAACTCGAGCGTCATGATTCCTCGGCCAGGTCGCCGACCGTCGCGGCGATGGCTTCCTCGGTCGGCGGGACCGGCGACGGGGTGCGATCCGCGAGCTGCGACACCGGCCAATTCTGTTGCTGCAAGTACGGCAGCTCGCCGCCCGGCACCGGCCCGAGGCCGTAGTACGTGTACCGGACTTCGTTGGGCGACATGCCGGACACGATCGCGGTTTGCGCTGCCTTGGTGCGGGTCGCGGTATCCATCCAACTCAGGAGCGTGTCGTCGAATTCGACCTTCAGATAGAGCGGCAGCTCGAGGCCCGCGGTCAGCCCGTTCGCGATGCTGACCATGTACGGCTCGAGGCAGGACTTGTATTGCAGTTGCGAGGCCTCGGCATTCGCATAGGGCGGCTGCTTCGCCGAGTTCAGCAACGAGATCGGATACCGGAAACACTTCGCGATCGTTTCCTCGGTCCACCCGAGTTGCGCGATCAACTGCGTGTCGGCGGCCGACGTCGGCATCGGCACGATTTGCATCCCGAGTTCGAGGATCATCGTGCCGCTCGACTTGAACTTGATCGCTTGGTCTTTCACCCGTTCCGCTGAGAGCGGGTCCAGCTTGGTCGGCGCGACGAGCGCAAACGGCGAGCGGCCACCATTCGCGAAAAACCCGGTACTACTCGACTCGATGGCCTGCGCTTGCGACACCGCGCCCGCCACGGCGTAGAGCGGCGAGACGCCCATCAGTTGATGAAAAAAGCAGTTGATACGAACGTGGATGATCTCCCGCGCGGGCGCAATCATCGGCGTGTCGGCCGGGACGATGCCCGCCAGGTCGTTGGGTTGCAGCTCGTAATAGACGCTCCCGTCGGGCGCGACCAGCACCTTGACGCGCGCGGGGTCGAGCGCGTAGAGCGCATCAACCACGCCGCGCGCGTCGCGGGTTTTCAGCAGGTAGGCGTTGCCGTGGAGCAGCAGCCCGAGCACGACTTGCTCATGGAATTGTTGCGCGGTCTGGTAGCGGTTCGGCGTCCGCAACACGGGCGTATAGGCCGAGTTCGTCGTCTCGGTCCAGAACCCGTCGTCGTCCGCCTCGAGCAGCAGCGGCGGCGCGATCTTGGCGATGTCGGCGCTGATCGCCGAGACGCAGCCGAAGACGCTGGGATTACCCAACGCCGCTTGCGCCGTGATCGACTCGTTGCGCTGCCACGCGCCGGTATACGGCTCGCGGATGATCGGCCACCAGCCGTCACGCCCCGTCGACACCGGCGCGGCGCTCGCCACCTTCGAGAGCGACAGCTCGTAGCCGAGCACGCGCACGGGCGCGCCCTACTTTCCGCCGTTACGGAGCGGCGGCGCCGCGGCCTCGCCCATCGCGCTCGCGCCCGTGGGCGCGGGCCATGCCGTCGCGGTGAGATATTTCACGGCGTTCGCGTTGGCCT